CGTTGCATAATTCATTGATATTGACAATGCACATGACCTTGGTTCCCACCTTTAGTTTAATAACTTCATCGCAACGTACGTTTTTTTTTAAAAAGTCAAGGTCATACGGATTGGTAGAGGTATGTGTCATGGTATAGGTACTTTCCTCACTGCCTAACAATTCGTATTCTTTTTCGTTGATATGATCGGCTTTCGCCCGAGTCGGTACAATACGAATTGAACCATCGCCTTCTAAGATTCTCTCTTTTAACAAGGCGTGATTTTTAGGCGACAAGGAACCTTTACGAATTTCGTGTAAAATGGATTGGTACACTTCATTCTTTTGTCGAAATAAAATAGACAGTTGAACGGTTTGAGGAAAGGTCTTATGCCAATTAACACTTTCAAAACAAAATTTTGCATTGACGGGCGGCAATTGGTAAAAGTCTCCGCAAAAGATAAGTTGCATTCCACCAAACGGCTTGGTCGATTTACGAATGGTTTTACCTACAAGGTTTAATAAATCAAATAGTTCGTCCGACATCATGCTTACTTCATCAATGATGAGAACCTTGGTACTTCTCCATCGGTCTCTTGCAAATTTATTTTTAATGGCTTTATTGGCATCTCCAAGACCAATACCTGCCCATGAATGAACGGTTTTGGCATTACATTCCAATAAAATAGCGGCACAACCCGTCATGGCGCATACTTGAACACCACGATTGGAAGCAACGGATTGAATCCATTTTGATTTACCAGTTCCACCAGGACCGGTTAAAAATATATTTTTACCTTGTAAATAAAGGTCATACGCATATTGTTGTTCTGGAGAAAACTGCATTAGATATAAAAAAATAAACATAGTAAATATCAATTTTTATTTTCGCTTCGTCCTTTTCTTAGGGGTACGTTTACGTTTACCAGCGTAATATTCTAATGGTATTACATGTGGTGACGCTCGTATTGGTCCTGCTTGAAGTTGTTCTGGAAACAAAGGTCCTTCATTACGCACAATGCTTTCAATTTGAATTCCCGTTTTTTTTAAAGTTACAGTTGCATTACTAAACAACAAAAAATGAATATGAGTTCCATCTACAACATCCACTATATGTTTACTATCATAACTTCCAACAATTGTTTCATTGCTAGTTGTTTCAACATTATAGTCTGTACCAATGATTAAAGCATCTTTGATTTCTCTTTCATCCCCAACAAGGGATACACCACCATCAACACGATTTATTTTTCTAATTTTACTTTGTAATATTTTATAAGTAGCATTTACAAATTTATGATTTGAAGTATACACGCCATTTAATACTTCACCATTGATATTGACAATTCTATATCGTGCACCATTCTCCATACTTTCCATACTTATACATCCTATTTTTTTAATATATGTTCCAATCTTTGAATAATTCGTTCGTCTAATGTTAATTTTTGAAACAATCTATTTTTTAAGTAACCGGTCATAAAATAATTTCCTCGTTTGACCAAAACCGTCTCGGAATCTTCATCTACACTTACTACAAATCCACCTTTCCATGTATTTAAATGCTTCCATTTGATATACTTTCCTAAAGTCACTTGATGTATATCTTGTATAAATTCATAATCCATACTTTATTTTATGTTTTATATTTATATTTAATTAAACCTAACATATGATCAATTTGCAGTAAAACAAATGATTCTAAATACGATATGTAACCTTCGGTGTTTTTAACTTACATTACAATTCAAATGGTCGGGATAAACTGCCAGTTTAATTCATCGCAAATTTTTTTCCAAATGTTATCTTGTTCCATTCTTTTTTCACGGTCTTTTAACATGGGAAAGTACGGCAAAAAAGAGTCTTCTTCTAGCAATTCACATAACTTATAAATCGTATAGTAATAGTTTAAAAAATTAACTCGGTCTTCCGGACAACATTTTGCATAGGGACGCTGTATCTCAATAAACAGGGAACATAACCGTTCTTCCAATTCGGGACTCATGATGGGTGGTTTGATTCCCAATTTATCTTTAATGAACGTAATATGCTCATAATATTTATTGTAGCCAAACTTTTTTAAAATCTCTTTTGTCTTTTCATTTGTAATTTCAGATATATCAATACGTTCCTTTTTGATTTGGGATTGAATGTTTTCAAAAATGTCGGACGGTATCTGAGTCGTCTCTTTTGCTTGAAATTGAGCTAAAATTTCACGAAAATGATTGATTCGTTTATAGGCATAAAAACATATTTCTTTCGGCGGTTCTTTGTAGGATGGTTTTTCATTTTCAATCAGATACTGAAATTGGCACGCACATGCCGTATTGTTGCAAATGACAATGCCATCATAATCCACGGGTATCAATTCTCCCTGATTGCATTTGGAACAAATGGATGTATTATAAATGTATTCGTCGGATTGTAAATAGGTATCGTTAATGTTTTTTAAATAATTAAAGGCGTGATTGGTCATGGTTTTAGTATCAGGCAAAGTATCTATTTTAAAAAAACTATTTAAGAGTTTAATGCTTGACCTTTTTTTAGAAATGTCTTTTTTTTCCTCAAAATAAGAAAATAAATGATTACTGTTATCCAAATAATAACGTAATTGATCGTCCTGCAAGTCTTTGATATTTTTTTTTAATTTTGTGACAATACCTATATCGGATTCACATTTACATTGTTTTACTAATCTAGGAATAATAACCTCATTCTCTTCTTTAAACCGTTCTATATACTCATTGTGTTTTGTGTCTACCATGTTAATCATAATTTCTTCCAATTTCTTCAATGGTTTTAGTTTAAAAGTCATATACATTCATTAATAAAGTATATTTTAAATTAAAAAATCGTTCTTTGTTTCTTTTAATAAGATATGCATAAACGTAAACTTATCATGAATGCGATTGAAGACGGATGGACAGTTACAAAACGTAAAAATAAATACATATTTAAGAGATATCATTGCAATATTAAGGAATATTTTGAATCCGACTATCTTTCCATTTTTCTAAAAAAATATAGTTGATTCCTTCATTTTTTTTTCTTTAGCAATAGTATATGGGAGGAGGTTTAATGCAATTAGTCGCTTATGGAGCACAAGATGTTTATCTTACTGGTAATCCACAAATTACCTACTGGAAAGTTACTTACAGACGTTACACAAACTTTGCGATTGAATCAATCGAGCAAACCTTTAACGGCCAAGCTGATTTCGGTCGGCGTGTAACCTGCACCATCTCCCGTAACGGAGACCTTGCCTACACTACTATGCTTCAAGTTACCTTGCCTCAAATTGGCCAAGACCTTGCATCGTCGAGCGATGATGGTGTTTATGCCAGATGGCTTGACTTTCCTGGCGAACAGCTAATTTCTCAAGTCGAAGTAGAAATCGGAGGTCAGCGCATTGACCGCCATTACGGTGACTGGATGCACATTTGGAATCAACTTACCGTAAATGCATCTCAGCAAAAGGGGTACTGGTCAATGGTTGGAAACACTACCCAACTTACGTACTTGACCGACCCTTCGTTCTCAGACGTGGATGGCCCATGTCAGTCCAACGCTCCTCGTCAAATATGTGCTCCTCGTAATGCCCTTCCTGAGACCACTCTTTACATTCCTCTTCAATTCTGGTTTTGCCGCAATCCAGGTCTTGCCCTTCCTCTTATTGCCCTACAATACCACGAAGTGCGTATTAACATTGATTTACGCCCTATCGATGAATGTCTTTGGGCCGTAAGCACGCTTGCTCCTACCACCACCAGTTCTGTGAAATGCACGGCTGCCTACAATCAATCCCTTGTAGCGGCATCTCTTTTCGTCGATTACGTGTTCCTTGACACCGATGAACGACGACGCATGGCCCAAAACCCCCATGAATATTTAATCGAACAGCTTCAATTCACTGGAGATGAATCGGTTGGTTCGTCTTCCAACAAGATTAAGTTGAATTTCAACCACCCTGTCAAGGAGCTCATTTGGGTGGTCCAACCCGACGCCAACGTAGATTACTGTTCCTCCCTTGACGGTGAAAGTCTTCTCTTCAACATTCTTGGTGCTCAACCATTCAACTACACGGATGCAGTGGATGCTCTCCCCAACGCCATCCATGCTTTTGGTGGTCCCAACTCCGTTGCTGGCGCCTCCGGTTCAACTGGCACGGCCAACTACGACTTTATTAATGCTAACGGTCTATTCGCCAATGCCAATGCGGTAGATGGAACTACTTCCGATTTATCTTCAAACTGGGGATACAATGCTGCGACTTCGTATGCAACTGGTTCCGCAGATGGAACCGCAATCTTTTCGGGAGTTACTGGAGGTGATGCCAATGTATACAGCTTTGGTGCTCTTGGCGGAGCAACTGCTGGTGCGTTAGGGGATGATGATTTATCGCTCGTGTCTGATGCAGGTACCTTTGTACTTTCAGAAACCGCACTTGCCCTACATTGTTGGGGCGACAACCCCGTTGTAACTGCCAAGCTTCAATTGAATGGACAGGACCGCTTCTCTGAGCGTGAAGGTTCGTACTTTGACTTGGTGCAGCCGTTCATGGTGCATTCCCGTACCCCTGATACCGGTATTAACGTCTACTCCTTTGCTCTTCGCCCAGAGGAGCATCAGCCTTCCGGTACCTGCAACTTTTCTCGTATTGACAATGCCACTCTTCAGCTCATTCTATCCAACGCAACCGTGCAAGGTACTTCCACTGCCAAGGTACGTGTGTATGCGACCAACTACAATGTATTGCGTATCATGAGTGGTATGGGAGGTTTAGCTTACAGCAATTAAACGTAAATTTTTTTAATAAGGTAATAAAAAAATAGCTTGATTCGCTCAGTTGGTAGAGTGATTTGGGATTCCCAAGACGACGGTTCAATTCCGTCATCAAGCATGTTGTCTATGGTAGATTCAATTTCATTTTCTATTTTTTAATTTTATAGAATATGAAGAAATTTCTATTTCTTGGTATTCTCTGTATTCTTTTATTTGTAGGAACAAGACCACTTGCTTATACGGATTCCATGTCGCCTTTGTTACCCCAAGTCTATCCAAATGTAACTGTAAAATTAGTTGAGGATTCAACCGATACGGTAAGAAACCCTTACGCTCCACCCATCAAATATAGTGAAGAAACCTATACCCAACTAGGATATCTATCTAAAGGGTCTGCCAAACACGTTTTATTCGGCAAACCAGCTCACTATCGACGAGACAAATGGTATTATTATACCATGATTGATAATATTAAATTGCCGATTGAAATCAACAAACGTAAATGCACGGCGTCGCCGGGATGTGACTCCGTTTCAACCAAAGATACCGTTATGGTAGATGGGCAAGCCTATGTTGTAACTTTATATGATTCTTACTTTTAAAATATTGTATGGAACCTTTAGGCGTAAACACGTTACAAACAAGATGCACTGGTCAATGTTTAATTACTTTACAAGATACGAGTAAGGCAGGTACTAAAGCTATACGAATGACAGATGGACGATGCTACTATATTTCTGCCATTACTGATTATATTAAAAGATTAATTTTTTTTT